TCTGAGAGCATTTCTAATGACAAAGACTTAAAGAGATGGAGTAACCAAGGTATTCTAATGCTAAATAGTGCCCTTACTACAACAATAGGCAAACCAAATTCACATATAGAATTATGGAGACCAATGATGGCATATGTATTAGATTACCTTAAAATTTACAATCCTGGATTATGTTATATTTTGATGGGAAGAACTTCAGAACAGTTAATTGATTACTTGTCTGAAAAAGATCCTTTATTTATTTTAACACATCCTATGAATGCTATATCTTTAGGTAAAAAGAAATGGCCATGTGATGATGTATTTAGAAAAGTATCTGAGATTACAAAAAAGAATTATAATTTTGATATAAAGTGGTAATATGGATGAAATTTTTAATTTATTAATAAAGAAACAGTTGAGTCCAAATCAATTGTATATACTCTATTGTATTAAACATAAAATTAAAACTAATGATTTTATTAATGATGCACTAGAGGTAAAACGCTTACAGTCAACAGACTGGTTAGAAGCTGATATGAAACTAGCAGGTAAGGCAATAATTCTTTTACAAGAACTAGAATCTTATTTTAAGAATAGTAAGAAAAAAACAAGTACAACATTGATGGGTGATAATTTTATGGAAAATATTGATGTTTATTTAGATATTTTTCCTAAATTTAAGCTACCAAGTGGTAAATATGCAAGGTCAGATAAAAAGAATCTAGAGAATAACTTCAGATGGTTTTTTGAATCACATACTTATACCTGGGAAACAGTAATTAATGCTACAAAGACATATGTTGATGAGTATGAGGCAACAGGATATAAGTATATGAGAACATCTCAATACTTTATTAGAAAACAAGGCTCAGATAAAACTTATGATTCTGAATTAGCAAATTATTGTGATATGTTATTAAATGGGTCAGATGATCCGTCACAAACACATTTTAAAGAAAAAGTAGTATAATGTATAAATTACCCAAATTAATACTAGGGTGTTGTGCCATAGTAGGAATTCTATTAGGTTATTTAGTAATTAATACATTTGTTATTTCTATTACTGTAATTCAGTTTATTGTAGTTGAGGTAGTGATTAGTGTATTACATGCTACATATAATAGAGTAAAAGTAAAAATTATTTAATTATTGTATATGGCACTTAAGCAAACAGTTAATTCTAAGTGGGTTAGCCAAAAAGAAGGTTTTCAGGAATCATTACATTATTTAAAAGGCAGAATGGTAGGTGAGATTAAAAGTCTTAGAACACCGTGGCCTAAGTTTAATGATGCAATGACTGATGGTATTGAATGGAATACTATGACTGTAATTGGAGGAAGACCTGCAAGTGGTAAAACTTTAATTGTTGAGCAGATAGTAAGAGAATCTTTTATTCTTAATCCCGCAGAAGATTTTAGAGTTTTACAGTTTCAATTTGAAATGTTAGCTAGGTCATCTGCAATTAGAGAGTATTCAAGTATTATTGGTAAGTCATATAAGTATTTATGTAGTGCAGATGGTCAATTATCAACTGAAGATCTACAGAAATGCTATGATTATGCTAAACAAAAGATTAAGTATCCCATTGATATAGTAGAAAAACCATGTACAGTAGATGAATTTATCAGAACTATACATGAGTATATGTCACATTATTCTGAAGTAGATGAAGAAGGTAAAAGGAAATATAAAAAGACTTTAATTTCTCTTGACCATTCCTTACTTGTAAAAAAAGCACAAACTGAAAGAGATAAGAATGAAACTTTAAATAACCTTGGTGAAGCATTAACAAATCTTAAAAGAGTTTACCCGATAGCATTCATTATATTAAGTCAATTAAACAGAAATATAGATAATCCTGAGAGGTCAGAAGATGGGAAGTATGGTAATTATGTATTAGAATCAGATATATTTGGTGCTGATGCTTTATTACAACATGCAGATACTGTAATTGGTATCAATAGACCTGCTAAACAGAAAATCAGATTCTATGGTCCTGATAGATATATAATAGAAAATGATAGGGTAATGGTATTACACTTTCTTAAATGTAGAAATGGTGATACTAGATTAAGTTTCTTTAAAGCTGAGTTTGAAAGAATGAGTATAGCAGAAATGAATACTCCAGCACAACAAGAAAAAAGAATTGGAACCAAATAATTAATATATGGCATTAACAACAAAAGATAGCAGCAGTGCTAGTTTTAACAGAAAAGAAAAAACTGAAGAGATGGTGAAGTACCATCAAAAAGTATTTGACGCATTAGGTGTAAGTAGTCCACTATATATTCCTAAATGTGCTTATAGACCATATGGTAAAGATGATTTATATATGGGATTCTTTAAGAGTGAATTATCAAGAGGAGAAGACATCTATACTGAATACGTAAGTATTACACTAGAGTCTGAAGACCCAACAAGAACACTGTATAAATGGAGTTATAATTCATTTTATGATGAGGAGTATGAAACTACAGATCCTAATGCAAATGGACATGTAAGATATCTGATTCCTGTATCTGAACTGACAGCAATTAAAACTGAAACTAAAACTGAAACTAAGAGTACTGAAACGCAAGGGTTATTTCCTGATTTTGATGATTTAATGGATTCAGATTTAGATGCTCCTTTAAGCAGTTTAACTGTAAGGGATCTAGCTGCCATTCTATTACAGAAGCCAGTAAGTAATAAAAAATGGTTAAATGATTTAATAAAATGAAAGTATGAGTGAAGGATTAGTATTGCCCACTAAGAAAGTGAGTGCAACAAGAGTCAATCCAAAAAGATTAATTATTTATTCTAAGCCAAAGACAGGTAAAACTACTGCATTTGCTGGTCTAGAAGATAATTTAATTATTGATTTGGAGAATGGGACTGATTATGTAGATGCATTAAAGGTTAAAGCAAGTAATCTTAAAGAGTTGCTAGCAATTGGTAAACAAGTAGTTGAAGCTGGTAAACCTTATAAGTTTATTACTATTGATACTGTAACTGCATTAGAAGAAATGGTAATGCCATTAGCTGTAAAAAAGTATAAAGCCACTAGTATGGGTAAAAACTTTGATGGAGATAATGTAATTACTTTACCAAATGGAGCTGGTTATTTATATGTAAGAGAAGCATTTTTTGATGTTTTAAACTATGTAGATACTTTAGCTGACCATATTATTCTATCTGGGCATATCAAAGATAAGCAAGTAGATGATAAAGGTGAAATGGTTATGTCTGCTAATATAGATTTAACTGGTAAGATCAAGTCTTTAATCTGTGCAAATGCTGATGCAATTGGTTATATGTTTAGAAAAGGTAATCAAGTATTCTTATCATTTAAAACTAATGAAGAGACAACTTGTGGTGCAAGACCTGAGCATTTAAGAAATGCAGAAATAGTTATTAGTGAAGCTAATGACAAAGGAGAAATAGTTACTCACTGGGATGAGATATATAAATAATAAATAAAAAATAAGAAAAATGGCAATTGGAACAAAAGATGTAGGAACAGGTGGAAGTGGAATACCAAAAACAATTACTCCAGGTAATCACAAATTAAAACTTAATAGTTTAGTAGGTGAAGATTTTAAATTTATCCCAGGTGGTATAAGTTTAATACTTAATGTTGAGACTGAGCCTCTTGAAGGATTTGAAGGATTCATGTTAGATAAAGAAAATCCAGATGCTGGTCATTATAAAGGTCAAATTGGTAGAGTAAAATCTGGTCAATATGCATTTGCAGATGGAGTAACTAAATCAGGTGTACAAATCTCTAGAGATAATAGTATATTAGTATTTATTAAATCATTATGTACTACATTAGACATAGTAGATTGGTTTGATGCTCAAGATAATAAGCACAATACAATTGAAGAGTTCATCACTGCATTTGATAAAACAGCACCTTATCAAGATAAGTATTTAGATTTCTGTATTGCAGGAAAAGAATATGAAGGTAAAACAGGTTATACAAATTATGACTTATATTTGCCAAAATCTTCTAGAGATGGTTTTGCATATGCTAAACTTGGATCTGGTAAACAGTTACTATATTCTGAAGCTCTACATCTTAAAAAATTAGAAGCTAAGAAAGTAGAAGCATTTGGTGAAGATGATTTTGAGGTATCAACTAAGGTTGGCTCAGACTTTGATTTAGACTAACAATAGTTTAAAGGGGAGTCAGGAAATGGGCTCCCTTTTTAATTAAAGTTAAAAGATATGATTTCAACTAAAAATGTGATTAGATTCCAGGATGTACCAACAATCTGGATCTTTGAGAATTACTTAAATCTTACTGAAAAATTAGACGGACAGCAGATAAAGATTAAATCTGTATTTAAAACTGAAAAGACTCCATCAATGATTATTTATATGGATGCTGCAACAATGACATATAAGTTTAAAGATTTTTCATCAGGTTATGGAGGAGACTCTATAGCATTAGTACAA